CAGGGCCTGCCCCCCCCCCCCCCCGCCCCCTGCCCGCGGGGGAGAGGGGGGGTGGGGCGCGCGCCCTTGGCGCCAAACCCCTGTGCTAAGGGTGCATTGTCCAAAGATTGAATACGAAAAAATCACCATTACCACCAAAACAGGCATATATGTATATATAAGCGGTATTGCCGTTTTGGTGGCATTGCTATTCATCGTCGTCTAAAAAGTCATCTTCAGCTGTGGAAATGGCATCAAAAAACATCGTCATTTTGCGAGTGCGGCCTCGTGAGCCCTCAACCTCAATCTGAGTCTTACCAATCGGACACCATTCTTGCTTGGCCCAGTAGTAAATATTCTTTTTATTCGGCTTCACTTCGTACCCCTCCGGGTCTATGCGCGTTCCGATTCGCTCCAGCAGATCCTCTGGAGTAATAAAGCCGTTATCGTCCGCGCAACCATCCGCCACCGCCGCATCGTAAGCGTCTTGCATGAGCTCTGCCGCTTCCTTCTGGATGCGGTGGTTCTTCGCCAGCTTACTCTCGCGCCCTTTGGCGAATGGGTCAGCGCCTTCCGTTTCAAACTTGGCGAGCATGCCCGTTGGGTCGTCGTAGAACCTTGGCCACTTGAAGATGACGTCGCGCTCTGGCGGTGTCGGAAAGCTCCTCGTGGTCATGGATACGCGGTAAGCCGGACAATCGTTCAAGCGTGTACGTCTGAACTCCTCCGGAATCTCCAGCGGCGTGAAGTCACACATTGAGTCCGCATCACGTGCATAAACGCCAGAGCCACTCATGCGATCCATTGCCTTCTTCTGGCCAGCTGTACCCTTTGGATGATGGTGCGCATAAACAACAGCGCATCCGCACTCCTCCGTGATACGGTCGATGGCGTTGGTGAACTCTGCCACCATGCGAGAATCGTTATCGTCTCCGCCGTTGACCTTATAGACCGGGTCAACGATGACCATGGTGAAAAAACCCTTCTCTCCACGCGCTAGAACACGGCGAATCAGTATCGGCGTTAAGTCCTTCATAAGGCGAGCCTTGCCGCGCAAATTCCATGAATAAAAATTGGTCTTTAAATCATCGAGTGCGCCAGGCTGATTATCACCGTGACGGGCGTCCCAAACCGTGTGGAGACGCTGTCTAAACTCATTCGCTTCAATCTCCAAGTTTACGTATAAAACGCGTCCTTTGATACATGGCATACCCAGCCACGTGCTACCTGTGCAGACCGCTTCGGCTAAGTCAATCAGCGCGTAGGATTTGCCCATCTTAGAGTCGCCCGTGAGAATCATCTTCTGGCCCTGGCGTAAAAGTCCCGCGCCCTCGATACCGATAAGCGGTGCGTTCAACTCCACTGGCTCGTCCCAGTCTGAACAGTCGGCTTCGTCTGGCAAATCGTCTTCAGACTCGTCCGCCCACTTCTCCCATTCGTCCCAGTCCTTGCATCCAATGTTGAGCTTTAGAAGTCTCTGACGATTCTCGCCACGCGTGATGCCTGGCATACGTGAGAGACGGCTGGGATTCTTGTTGGCCATGTCAGGCGAGAATTTACGGCGTGCGCAGAACTGATAGAGCTTCTCCACGCGCTTTCTGTACAAGTTTTCATCGCTTCCCGCGTCAATATGGACGATAGCGTGAACGCTCTTGTTGCCACTTGACACCACGGCCACACACGGAAGCTTCATTGCCTGGATCATGCCAAGCTGCTTTTCAACCTCCAGCGTGTCAGACTCAACAAGTGCGTATCTAAACTCGGTGATGTTTTGGTTTGAGCGTCCCTTACCGTCTACCGGATTAAAGCAGATCCATGCGCCCGCCTCTGGATTCCAGTCGCCCAGTACCTTACCAAGGTCTCCGCCGCACTTGGCGAGCTCCTCTCGAAGCTCGCCTGCGGTTCTGCCCCAGTGGCCACGCTTGGGCATGTAGCGCCCGTCTTTCTCGTAGACCTCATTGACGTAGCACACGTTATCGGAATCCTCAAACACCGCCGCCAAGTAGTCCGTCAAGTCTTTAGCCTGGTCCCACTCACCGTCCATAACATCAACGTCAACCTCGTCCGCCCAGTCTGGGGTAATGCCGAAAGCGTCGCCTGGGTCAATAATTTCATCATCCCATCCAATGGCGTAGCCCTTCACGCCTGGTGACCATCCACGAGACCTGGCGAACGCTATGATGGTCCCGCTTTTCACGCGTGAAGGTGAGCGACCGAAGCTCTTCCACTTACGTTCGCACTCACCCTCATGGTAGCGGTAGATGTCCATACGACTCCACGCGTCCCAGTCCTGCCATGTAAAACCTGACTCATGAAGCGCCATGCCGCAGTCCACCCACTGTTGATAATCAAGCTCGGAGGGATCTATCCAATTAAGCGCTTCCAGAAGGTCTTTGTGGTCGTCTTTATTTCCCATGGTTGTTCACCACGCCAATGAGTGCGCGATAGAAAGGCATGATTTTTGTAAATGCCGCATTCAATGACATATCGACGACCTCAATACCACACGCCTCAGCCACGCGGTTTTCAATCTGTGCGCCTTTACTCTTCGTCCATCCAGGAAGAAGAATCATCACCCCATACATCGGATAATAGGGCTCGTCTTCACCGTCTCTAACTCTAAGCGATAGAGCCTGTAGGCATGTGGCCATGGCGGCCTCGTATGGAGAGTCTGAAGGTATCTCTATGGCTGGGTTGAACACCATGCCATCGCTTACCTTATGCAGAACTTTCTCCATGAAGACGAATGGGCATCTGTAACCCTTCACGCCTGTGATTGGTCCAGAGAGATACACATTTTTACCCTTTAAAAAATAAAGGTCGCTCTCCGTGACGTCTTCTGCGGCAAGCTCCGCGAGCTTGTCTGTGTATTCATCGAGATTCATTACTTCTCACCTTCTTCTGCGTCTGTTACATCAATCACGATGGATGATTCATCGTCTTCGCCTTCATGTGCGTTGTAAAATTTGCGAGCTTCTTCTATCGCTCTCTCATTGCCTAAATCATCAGCAATCCGAATAATTGACTTGATACCTTGGCAAAATCCAGCGTGTCTATACCTTGCTGCGATTTCTGCAAGCACAGTATCGAATACTGAAATTCCGAAATCTTCATGATCCATTAGTGTTCCTTTTGTCCTAACTCCAAGCCGACGTAAACAAGAAAGCCACCTACAAACGCACCGCACAAGGCAGTTATTGCACTAATGGCATAGTCCCAGTCGCCTGTTGCTGGCGTTGAGGTTGTCTGAGCTTGTGCGATGCCTGGTACAAACACCAGGCATATAAAGACAGCAACAGCCAGCCATTGAAGAATCTTCTTCATGGTTAAAGCCTTTCTATTTGGTTGTGATAAATGGGGAATTTATGCGCTCATAACAAAAGCAATACCAGCGAGAATGCAGAAAATTAGAATAATTGTGTCTTCAGCACCCATGCGAGTCTCCTTTCTATTTGGTTGTAAAAATGGAGAATTAAATAAATAGTTAATTATTTCGCAGACGTTCGTTAATTCTTTCGTAGACGTAAGCAGCGGTTGGAACAACAACAGCCAAGACAAACGGTAAAAGAATAACGAAGAAAACGCAAAAGATAGCTTCTTCGATTTTTCCCATTTAATCCTCCTATCCGAAGAAGCCGCCCCAATAGAGCAGCAAGAAAGAAATAACCACACTAATCGCGAAGGTGTAGGCATTATGTGGCTCGCGTGGTTTGTCGTGGTTGATAATCTCGTAAATTAACCCAAAGATAGCCATAACAAGCCAAATAATTTGCGGAATACCAATGTTAATTGTCATAATCGTGACTTCTTTCTGCAGCTCGCGCGCGTCGAATATACCAATAATCACGCAAAAGTGAGTAGGTATACATCATATTTACCTCTGATGAATGAATTTCAAAGAACCATTCTGCGCCTTCTGGGTCATCAGCATCAAAGCCACCTCCTTAGCCATGTTTAGCCTCGATGCGCCAGAGAAACCACGCAAGAATTTTTTGAGGTATGGTTAAATATGGAATCATATTTTGTCTCCCTTTCTTGGTTGTTCATTGCTTCTTTACGTTGCCAGTGCGAGTGTTTGATTGTCGATATAGTCATCTGCCGGTTTAACGGCTTGCTCTAGCGTCTCTGGTTCTCGCACCACCCTTGCACCGCAATTAGGGCAATAATTAGGAATAATGCCATGCTCGTATCTGAATACCGTATCGCACGAGTGACAATGACAAGCTACTGTGTCCTCGTGCGTTCCAGCAATCTCTTCCATATATTCCTCTGTGACTTTATCACCGCTGCCATATTCACAACTCATGTGACATGTAGGGTCGATTAGGTCGGCTAGGCTGGAAAAAACTCTACCCTGTTCACGTATCCTTATGTCGTTGAATACAGCCTTCTCCACGTACCAAATGGGGTTGGAGTCGCCGAAGTCAAAGTCTGTGGCATACACTCGCAGTCGCTCTGCTACCTCTTCACGGTTAGTCATCGCTATCACCTAGGCTTTCGAGCTGGTCGGCGATATGTGCTAACCGAGAGAAAGTCCATGCGGCTATGTCATCGTCATCATCTAAGATGTCTCTAATCTGCTCAACGAGTGACGCGATTGTTACTGGTTTTTTGCGGGTAAGGTCATTTGGTTCAGCATAAATTGAGATGCAGAGTTTATCGTCAAAAAATTGAATTTCCCATTCGTTACCGTTATATATAATTTTTTTCACCATATAAATTGTACTACCGTAATACACAATATCGCCGACATGGATAACCTTACCGTCTTTATCCAGCGGTAGATCAATCATGTTGGACGTGTCGCAGAGGCCGAGAATGACTTGAATCATTGTTTCTACATCTTCGTTGTATCTCGTTGTTCTAGGTACACTCTTGCCTGTTATCGCAGTGTAAAGTGTACGGTCACAAAAATCGTTAATATCCTTTAATCTCTCAGTGATTGCTTCGCGCTCTTGTTTAGTTAGCATTATTTCTCCACTCTAATATTTGTGCATTTGTAAAATTTATCTGCGTCGAAATATGGCATTGAAGTAATCGCTGCCTTGCTCTCGTCGCTTAGGCTCTCCCACCATGCTTGGCGATCGGCTTTCTCGAGGTACAAGAACCCGCCGGTAGTCTCATGCTCCGGGTGTGCCGCCTTTTCGTCGTCTGTCATATACTCGCTATATTTCCAGTTAAGACGGTCTGACGGTATATGGCAGAGCAAGCCATAAGCTCGTGACCACTTGAAGTTGCTAAATGTGATATCCGTTTGGTGGTCAAAAAGACGAACTGTAGGTTCGGTTGTATTGCAGTAGCCGGAGTTCCAGTCGCCGGAGTTCCAGTCGCCGGAGTTCCAGTTGCCGGAGTTCCAGTCGCCGGAGTTACGGTTGCCGGAGTTACGGTTGCCGGAGTTCCAGTCGCCGGAGTTCCAGTCGCCGGAGTTGCAGAGACTACTTATTTCATCGGCAGTTAATTCACGCAGAATTTTAAGTCTGCGACCAACGCTCTTATTTCCTTGCGTCTGTACTGCACCTGTGACGCTTACTTCACAGATACGACAAGGCTTACTGTAATAATCGTAAACGTCAACACACTTTTTGCAGAAATGATAGCCATTCTCGCATATCTTAATTTCGCCCTCGACTGTGTAAGTCTTTCCGACCTCGTATACAGTGTCATCACCGTGCCTAGTCGTCATGTCTGACAAGAACGCTTTATAGCCTTTCATTGTTGCTCCTCTCAGTTATTTAGTTCAGTTATTTGGGTTATACGTTGCGGGGTTGATGTCACGCGGAACTATCCAGCGGTTCATGGCCAAGCGGCTCATCATGTTGCTCGCCTGCTCAAACGTCCAAAGCCCTGGGTGCTGGAAGCCTTTGCGCTCCAACATGCGCACCTGCTTAGGTGTGGCCAGATGAGCATCGATGCGCTCACGAGCTTTCTTCAGCACCAGCTCTGCATATCCCTGCGTCATTCCATCGGGGTCAATGCCAAGCTTCTCCATCTGCTTAGACTGCGCATCTGTGGCGGGGTTTTCCTCCCACGCGAACGATGGCTCGAAGGTCTGCAGATCTAAGTCGCAAATGCTGACCGCGTACTGCAGAGGGTTAACGAATTGCGCTTTACGTTTGCGCATACGCTCAAGCTCCGCCGCCACTGCAAGCTCACGCTCAAGCGCCACGTCTTGCTCGGCGATTGGTTCTGCGCCTAAGAGATCTATAGCGCCTTCCGCTTCTTGTGTCATCTCGGTTATGCGCTTGGCCACATCATCAGATGTGGCAAAGAGCGCCGCCGGGCGTACCAGATTGTGGCGTCCTGTCATCCATAGAAAGTCGAGCAGAAGAAGCTTCTCTTTGCCTGTCTCAGGCGAGAGACGCGTGCCACGGCCAACCATCTGAACATAAAGACTTCTGCTCTTTGTTGGACGAAGACACACGATACAGTCCACCGCGGGACAGTCCCAGCCTTCTGTGAGTAACATCGAATTACAGAGTACTTGGTACTTTCCACGATTGAAGTCCGAGAGAATCTCCTCGCGGTCTTCGCTCTGGCCATCCACTTCGCATGCCGTGAGCCCGCGCTCGATAAGCTTCTCCGTGAACTTCTTAGCCGTCCTAATGAGTGGCAGAAATACCACTGTGCGCCTGTCTTGGCAGCGCGTGACCATAGCGTCCGCAATGGCGTCCAGATATGGCTCTAGGGCGTTTCCAAGCTGTCCCGCTTGGTAGTCTCCATGCGTTACTGATACGCTCGACAGGTCAACCTGTAGAGGCACCATTTCCGCTTCGATTGGACACAAATAACCATCGTTTATGGCGTGTGCCATGTCGTACTCGTAGGCGATGGAATCGTACACCTCGCCGAGGTCTTTGCGGTCGGCTCTGTCGGCGGTTGCGGTAACGCCTAGAACGTTGGCGCTTTCAAAGTGGTCGAGGATGCGGGTGTAGCCTTCAGCGAGTGTATGGTGAGCTTCATCAACCACGATACAGTCGAAGGCGTCCGGCCTAAACTGCGACAGTCGGCTCTCGCGCATAAGCGTTTGAACCGAGCCGACTGTGACCGACGTCCAGGAGTTGAGACTTGTATTCTCCGCTTTCTCAAGCGCACATTTCAGATTGGCGGTTTGCTCAATCTTCGTCGCGGCTTGCTCCAAGAGCTCGCCCCTGTGCGCTAGGATAAGGGAACGCCCGCCGCGTGATGCCACACGACGGACGACCTCTGCGAAGCATATGGTCTTACCCGTTCCGGTTGCTTGAACTAGCAACGTGCGTTTTCGACCTTGCTCCCACTCTCTGAATACTGACTCAACCGCCTCGACCTGATAGGGTCTCAGCTCCATAATTACAGCCCCTGATACTGGCTAGGCTGTGGTGCTACCTGTTGAGGTTGCACAACGCTCTGGGCAGGAATAGTGCCCTGCTGTGGCTGTGGTGCGTACACTGGCTGTGCCTGTGGTTGTGACTGAGCGTAGTACGCAGCGGGCGCGGCCTGTGGCATTGGAGTTGGCGTGGGTGCGGCTGCTGGATCTGGAACAATGAACTCGTCCACTTCGTTGTAATCCTTGCCGTTATAGACGCGCGTCTTGATTCTGCACTTGCCGCTCTTGCCGATAATGTTGTTCCAGTCAACGTGGAACTTCTGGCCTTTACTGTCACCTGCTGGCATGTCACCGATGGACTTAGCAAATTTGGAAAGCTTGAAGGCCACCGCACTGGATAAGAACAAGTTAGTAAATACGTCTGTCTCCTGTACGCCGTTTGAGCATCTGAGTGTCAGCTTGGCCATAGAGCAAGCGTCCATTTTATCGCTACCGTCGAAGTGTCCGCGCTCAAAGCCTGTGACGGTGAAGTCGTAGATGCCAGGCGTGAGCAGAATAAACTCTGGCTCTCCTGGATCAATGATTTCATCATCCCAGCCGATTGCGTAACCTTTAGTACTAGCCATGTTTTCTCCTTTTTCTAGCTAATAAATACCGATTTAATTGAATGGAACAGGCGCGCTCTTTGCCGCTTCAATGGCACGCGCAGGCAGAATGTACTTGTTCATGACGGTGTCCCAACCGCTTACGAGGTAATTTGCGAAGCCTTCCGGGTAATCCACAGGCGAGCACTCCGCAGGGAAGTTGCCCGTCTTTCCAACCGCGTCTCGAAGCTCTGCGTCGGTAACTTTGTTGGCCACCATCAGATCTACAAGCTTCTTCATGCGCTCTGGGTAATCTGGCGCGCTGTATTCGCTTGTGGTGGCTGTTGTGGGTGTGGCCGTTGTGGTCGGCTTAGCATGTACAGGCGCGGCTGGCGCGGTCTGTGGAGCTATAGGAGCTGCCGTGGCCGCTGGAACGGCTGCAGCTTGCTCTGCCACCATGTCTGGGATAACCTCGCCAAGCTGTACGGGCATCTCGCCTAACTTCAGCGGAAGCTCGTCAGGCAGTCCGAAGCGGTTTTTTGCGTCCCATGTTGGTGCGTGCGTGGTACGGATAACACGCGCTCCGCCTGTGGCCTTAGCCTTGCCGGACTTGTTCGTCTCGACGTAGGTCTTATAGTCACAGAACAGAACCATATCCGCCCACTCTTTGACCATGGGCGAGACCTGCTTTGTGAGCTTCAGCTCGAAGCGGTCGTAAGCACCTGATTCATCAGGGCGCTCAAACTTCCTCATGGTGGAGTGTCCCAGGACTACAACGTTGATGCCTGAAGCCGCGGTGTCCGTGAGGTAGTCGAGCAAACGGCCAAACTCCTCCTGAATAAGCGTATAACCTTTACCGTAACCCCATTCTTCGATGCTCTTCTTACCATCGCGCGCCATGATGTACTCCGCACACATGCGCTCGGCTGCGTCCATGGTGTCAATTACAACGGTGGAGCAAGGAACCTCGCGGTTCTTGATGGCCGTGAGTTCCGCGCGAAGCATCGACCAGCTTGAAGGCGATTCAAGTCGCACGACTGGGAGCTGGTTTGTTCCGCCCTCTAGATCAATGAAGATTGGATTTGGCCACGTGGCCGCGAGGGTGGACTTACCAATGCCTTCGGGGCCGTAAATCAGCGTTTTGATGGCGGTACGCTGCACACCGCTGATGACGTTAAACTGTGCCATTAGAGTCCCTTCCACTGTTGAGTTATAGGCTGTGTGGTTGTAGCTGGCTGAACCGTGTCGCCGTCCCAATCAAGCGCGTGGGACTTCTCCGGAGCTGGCTCTGCGAGGTCTTGGCCTTCAATGCGACCGTCCACAATAACCACGGTGCATGAGTCGTCTGTGGCCACTCGGGTGCCGATGATCTGTAGCCCCTCGCCCTTCGCCCACTCGCCGAACTTCTTAAGCTCGTCTGTGTCGAACTGCTCCAACTTATCGACCAATACAAAGCCACACTCTGGCTTAGTAGCGCGAACAATGGCCGTAGCAACGACCAACTGCTCTGCTCCACTCATGTCGCCCCATGTATGATCCTTGTACGTAAGCGCGCCCTCGTCATCAATGGATAGCTCTGGCAGTGGCAGTGGTGCGCCGTCAAGCAGTCCGCGACGTTTTGCGCGCAGGTCTTCAAGCTTCTGTGTAAGACCGTCGTACTCTTGCTCTACGCGAAGAGCCTCGGCGTCTGCTTCTGCCTTGGCTTGGTTGTCACGCACCTTGTTGTTAATCGTCTCAATGTTTGCGATGGACGCTTCGATTTCCTCGGTGCTTTCAAGAACCAGCTCGGCGGCGCTCTGTGCTAGAACCTTCGCCTTCTCTTCGGCTTCTTCAGCTTCCTTTGTGCGTCTTGCTAAATCGGCGCGTGCTTCTGTGAGTTGCTGCTCCAGGTCTGCCACGCGCATATTGGTGGCACTTACTGCCGTGCGTGCAAACTCCGCTTTCTTTGCGGTGTCTTCTGCGTCTTGCTTGGCTTTCAGCTTCTCGCCGTTGCGTGCCAGGATTGCTTGCTGCTCCTGGATAAGCTTGGCGGCGCTCACAGGCTCTGCAGGTGCGTCGTTATGCTGTGGAAGCTTCTCGGCGTGTGCGCGCTTTGCCTTAGCATCGCGACCAACCAGCTGGCGGTCTTGGAAGGTGGCGCGGATTGAACCGTCAATCTTTGCAAGCTCCGCATCAATACCAAGCGTCTGAAGAAGCGCGGTTGCTTTGTCAGCATCTGAGCCATTCATAAAGCGTGGAATATTGAGCGCTAACTGGCTGATGAAGTCGTTCAGTAGTTGCTGGCCGGCTTTCTTGCCCGTTGTGTCGGTGACATGGAGCGAGCCATTCTTGCCCTTACGCTCAACCACGATGCCGTTAGACAGCTCAACGCGTAGCCTTGCGGGTGTTGCTCCGCCTTTACGGTTGGGGTCGGCAGGCTTCATCTTGTCGCCGCCCAGCGCCCATGCGAGGGCGTCGAGTACGCTCGTCTTGCCCTGGGCGTTCTTGCCACCAATGACCGTGAGACCGTCCTGGGCTGGTTCCAGCTCGACGGCGTGAATACGCTTGATGTTTTCTAATTCAAGCGATGCAATCTTTACACTCATGTACTACCTACTCTCTAAGTCTGTTTTGTTAATCCAATGGATCATGACTGCCGCGGATAAAAGCGCGACTAAAAATGCAGGCGCAAAGCCGAACTTCCACATCAGCCACAAGATAATGAGCGGCGTAACACCGCACAGGCTCATGGCCACAAACAGCTGCGGGATGAACCTCTTTGCCTTACCTGCTAAAATAGAGAGGTCAAACGCCCCGGCTGGTTTGTTTGACCCGCTCCTGCGACTCTGCAAAGTCGTGGGAGCACTTTTTATTGCTTTCAACTAAACCTCCATTTCGCGCATCCATTTAAGAAGTTCAGCCTTCTTGATGCGACGACCGCGAACGTAGCCATGTGGCATCAATGACGAAAGCTCTCCGCGCTTGATAGCCGTTTGAATAACAGCACGTGAAAACCCTGAAATCATTGAAGCTTCGGCGATTGAAACCGTTAACTTCTCAGGTGTTTCTGTTGTTATGGCCATACAACCTCCTCGCTCATGTAGGAAATAATTATTCACATAGCAATAAAGCGTCTATGCACGCTCTTCACGCTTTTGCGTGGCGGACTGTAAGGTCCTACATGGTTATCACTACGACCATGCAACGTTACTGGCAACCATTAGCCATTCACTTTATTGCGACAGGTACTCACCAACTCAAGGATCTGAGCAAGTGTTATTGTTTTCCCTGTAACGATTTACGTCTATTCGGTTTGCAAGGTTCAACAATCAAGTAGTGCGATGGTGCTTAGTGCTTTACTGGCTGCTCGTCGATGATGTCTGTAATTGAGCACCCAATGGCTGCACATACAGCAAGCAGAGTCGAGAGTGCGGCGTTAGGGTTATCACCACGCTCCAGGCGGAAGATGGTGTCCTGTGTTACGCCGCTCTCGTATGAGATCTCGCGCACCGTCTTGCCGCATGCTTTTCTTAGCTCGCGCAGCTTCTGTCCGTTCATGTTTTCACCTCCCTAGATGTACACAATATTTAAGTATGTAAAAAATTGTACTTAAATATTACGTACTGAAGATACTTAAATATTACGTACTTGTCAACAAGAATTTTATAATTATTATTTAATTAGTACTTACTAACGCTCCGCTTCCACTTAAAGGGCAGGTAGTATCTATGCTTTATGAATTAAAAAATATGCGAAAAGCAAGTGGTTTTTCGCAAGCTGAAATGGCGGCAAAGTTAAATGTTCCTCTTGGAACATATAGAAACTGGGAACAGTGTTTGAATACACCACAAGACATATCGCTTATTAAACAGATCGCTGACATTCTCCACGTGAGCATGGAAGCACTGTTTGGATATGATGCCTTCGAGCCTGGAGCGCTTGATGAAGGACTAAGTGACGAAGAACAATTCGTCTATGTCCCCCTCTATGGTCGTATTGCAGCTGGCCAGCCACTATATATGGACGCAGTCGAAGACCATATTCTCGCACCACGTGAAATCCGCCGCCGTCACCCTAACGCGTTCTTCTTGACCGTCGATGGTGAGAGCATGAACAACGTTCTGCCAAACGGGTGCTATGCGTTAGTAGATCCAGAGAAGAAGTCTCCCGTTGTGGACGGTACGGCGTATGCGGTCTGCGTGAACGGATACGACGCGACCATCAAGCGCATCAAGCAACTGGAAAATGGCGTGGAGCTTATCCCAGACTCTAAGGACCCAACCTTCCACGCTCAGGTCTACGATAAAACTGTCGAAGGCACGGAAAGTATTACCATCATCGGTGAAGTGGTGTGGTACTCCATACCATTTGATTTCAAGATTTAGAGGACTGTACCATGTTCTTTAAGAAGCAAGAAAAAGCTTTGGATGAACTGCTTTGGCATGAAGAAGATCTACGCCTGCAGGAACGAATTGCTAACCTCCCTAAGCGAGAGAAGCTTTTCTTTAATGCTGATATACCTTTATTTCCATTCAAAAAAGCTGAATATGTAGGTACACGATCCTTCGTAGCTGAAGAAGATAGTTCTACTAGATATTTGTTTTATGCAAATCAGACTGTAATAGACGATCTATACAAAACAATCAATTCGCTATGTCGAATGATTGATACAGTTACACAACCAACTGTCGTTCGATTTGATTATTCCAATATACGTGCAGTAAATGATATTTATTCAGTGCTGCCGGAGCATTATGCGTGGATGTATTTGAATCCATTAACCAATACTGGAAAACAACCTAAATACTTTGCCACTATTGAATTAAAAGCTGGACTTGAACAGCCAAGACATATGACCAGCAAGGAACTCGACGAGTTTCTAAAGTTACATCCATCACTAGAGCAATCATTCGCAAAACTTGATTATTTAATTGATGGAAGATTAGGAAAAGCACAACTTAGTATGTGGTCAAAACCATATTTTTATGTGGCTTATTACAAGTTAATTGCTGGAGAGTTATCACTTTCAAAACTCACAAGAATGGGAGATAGTGGAAAAACAGAAATACTATTTAGATCAGAGTAAAGAAAAGCTCCCTGCGTCAGCCAAGACAAGACAGGGAGCAACTTCCACGAAATGAGCGATAGCGAGGAAGGTATATACATTATGCCACGAAAATCGATGCGCAGTAACTGGGGCAGCGTAACAGAAATCGAGAAAAATAAGCGCTACCGTATCCGGTATTGGTCGGAGACGTCCAAAGGGTATCGCCGCGCGTCTGAGACGGTACGCGGTACCAAGCGCCAAGCTTACGACAGACTAGCTGAGCTTCGGCTCAACCACTCAGAAGATGCACCAGCGCCCACGCTCGCACAAGTATGGGATATGTGGGTTATTCCACGACTTGAAGAACGTCTCGTGGCTGGCGACCTTTCAGAGTCAACCATAGACGCATACAAGCGCACCTGGCGTCTTATGTTTACAGATCATAGACGCGACAAGACTCCCGTCAACACAGTTCGCCCCTTAATTGTCCAGTCGTGGTTTGACGAGATGACCGTCACCCATGCGAGAAATGCGAAGGTTATTCTCAGGCTTATATATTCAGAATGTGAGCTCCGCGATATCTGTTCCGCTGATATTGCCAGGCGCCCTTATCACATGCCGAAGAATGGTCCAAAGCGTGAGAATGGTATCTGGACGCTTGACGAACTACATAAGCTTTATGAATCTATCCGTGGCACATACTTAGAGGCGTGGTTTATTGCGGCGGCGTTTGGCGGTGCGCGTGTTGGCGAGACGTTGGCCATCAGAAACGAAGAGGTTGAGTTGGTCGAGTTTGACGGTATTCCCGTGGCCATCATTCCAATTACTAGGCAGATGACGCAGAGATACGGTGTTTCTAGCCGTCTAAAGACTACGCAAAGCGTTCACGCGTCTGTTGTTCCAGGACATCTTGGAGCTCGTCTCTTTGAGCTCGCGCAGGCGTCTGAAGATGAATGGATACTACAAGGGCCAAACGATATACCGATGACACAAGGTCGCTTGTTTAACATATGGCGACCGTTTGTTGAACAAGTGGACGGTGTGCCTTATCACCCAGTAAGCCGTTTGCGTAATTCATGGCAGACGTTCACCCACTGGGAGCTAGGCATTGAGCGCGAAAAGATAGAGCGCATGATGGGCCACAAAGGTACGAGCGTCACGGAAATTCACTACGATAAACCAGAAGCGGAAATGCTCGCGAAGACCATCGCTGTTGCATACAAAGCCCATCCGTATGCAGATAATTGGGACGAATTGGGACTAAAATAATATCTATATAGCTGTTTACCTGCGTAAATAACATATAGAAATAGTTCACTCTATTGTAGCAGTTTAATATCTGTATTGTTTATATGCGTATTATGTGCAGTTTTGTTGGCGATAAGGTTCAGAAGATACGCGTAAAAATGCCATTTGGGACGCGCTTGGGACACAAAAATACCCCTCCCAGCACTTAGCCAGGAGGGGTTTATTTACGCCGTAGCACACCCCGCCGAAGCGGGGCGCAAGGGGTCGCGCCTAGGAACGTAGCCCCTTGTAGTGATTAGAGGCATATAGCACACCTAATCAGTAATTACAGTATATCACTAAAGCTTAATGCCGGCGATGTATCCATCGTCATTGGTGGTTACTGTGATGTCGCCCGTGAGAAGCTTTCCTTCCTTATCGAACGCGCAGATATTGTCTGCTCCAACCTCGTAAAGGCAATCTTCAACTCGTGAGCCATCAGAGCGTAAATAGTACCAGTTATCATCCAGTTTGAGCCAACCAGTTACCATGCGGCCTGTTTCGTCGAGGTAATAGTACTTACCCCTATCTTTATCATCTACCCAGCCAGTAGCCATGTGACCATCAGACGCAAGCAAATACCAGTTACCGTTGTACTTCAACCAGTCGTCGGAAAAAAGCGAACCGTCTTCATTGAAGTACCACCAAAGCTTCTCGCTACCTTCCCAAGAAGCGTGAACCCAGCCGGTGAGCATCCAGCCAGACTCGTTGAAGTAATACCACTTATCGCCGACCTTATACCAGCCGACGGCGTACTCACTCGCACTCTCACCAGTCTGATACCACCATGAGCCCTTGCCGTCGGTATGCCAGCCAACTTCAGAAGTTGTGCGGGTGCCGGTCATTACCTCATACCAGTAGCACACACGCTCCATATAGTGAGCGTTCTGTGAGCCCGCAAGCTCGCCAGGGCACGCCGTAGCCACAATCTGTTTATGTGGTCGAACGTTACCGCCCCAACGTGGATAACCAAGTCCGTACTTAATAAGCAACGCAGCAACAAGATGTGCGCCACTCTCCAAGGTAGCTTCGGAGACTGTCCAGGGTGATGTAGAGTTGTTGGCGTGCTCGATGGAAATACTCTCGCAATTAGCAACCCAACGACCACACGCCCATGCTGTGTTGCTCTCCAGTACGTGCTGGGTGATAGTGCCCGCACCATCCACAGAATAGTGCGCAGATTGTGTCTGCATCCTGTCCCACATAGCGGTGATGGCCGCACCGTCTAAGCCTACGGCAGCTTCATGGTGTACCACGATATACTGCACGGAATGACCGTCTCGCCCAGCTGAATATGCTGACGTTGGAATATACGCGTCAGCGGTAATCTGTCCTGAAAAATCAGCCATTAGCGTGCCTCCTCGTCTAAAGGGCTTACGCTGGGCTTTGTATAGGTCATTGCACGCTCTGAATCGCCAAAGCCCTTTGTTGTTGGGTCAGTGACAACACCAAGAATGGAGAGTACGGCAAAAGCAGCGTTCACAATGGCTGTGAGTTGCTGTCCAAGGTTCGCAAAGTCCCAGGTGTAACCAAAAGGCACTGCGCATACCTGGATAAGTAGAAGTACGGCAGGGATAAGAGCGAGCCAAAATGCCTTGTTGCGTGCACGAACGGTTAAGTTAATCATGTTTACTCCTTAAACGATTTTTAATTTCCAGTAATTACTTAGTGGGTGTGCGCCTTCTCCAGACGCTCGAGTCTCCCCGCCTGTGTACGGGTCACATCCTCAACCACAGCGAGACGGGTGTCGTGTTGAGCGATCGTATCTTTGACACTAGAGATGACTTCATCGGTACGAGCCATATAAGCAGCGAATGCCTTCTGATTGTCTTCAGCGTCTCCCTTAAGCTGCTTGATACCTTCTTCAATACGTACAAGGCGCATGGCATCTTCATTACTTGCTCTGGTCATTGCGCGTGCACCATTGATAAGGGATACCATCATGCCAAGAAATGAGACAATGGCGATTATTTGCTCGAAAGTTAGTGGGTTCATAGTTTCGCCTCCTTTGCATATGGCCAGGAGACTGAGCCTACAATACGACCGCCGCCGTAATTAGCGAACCATAAAGCATCCATGCTTGATGATTGCGAAGTTATCCAACCAGATGCCCCGCTGCCAGAAGGATACGACAAAGCAGGGAAATATAAGTCTTCCTCTAATGGTCTGTACTTTCTATCGGGTACTTTAGGAACATACCAACCATTAGACGAAACGCCGTGAATATCGAACCATAGATAGCTCACGCCGTTATACGCTCTAAAGAAGCACCAATCTTCATAATTTGAACCTTTGTCGTGATAAAGCGTTTGTTTCCCTGTATCTTCGACCGTACCTCCGCCGCCGTTATTCAATATATCGATAAACTTATCAATACTTATCGTTGTAGATTTCTCCACCTTTGACTTGGCATATTTACTAACGGTCAACTTTGATTCGTGAAATGCCAGGCTTAGACCATCTGTCTTTAAGGTCGTATTAAATTCAATAACTGGGGCGCTTATGGATGAAGCCGCATTTCCTTGTAGCTCAATTTCTTTGGCAGACAGAACGGCGCGAGTAAAGTTGTCTTTATCAGATTTATCAGCCATAGCTCTAATATTTAGAGCACCATCAATCATATTGATGTTTGTATCTTTTCCCCCTTTGCCAAGCTCAATAAGATTTTTTCCAATGAAAGATGACTCTTTGCCATTGTCAACGATGTGCATGCCTTGAGCATCGATTGTGGTATGCATGCCCGCCTTATCACCCACATGTGCGCCATCTGCGTCGTGCGAGAATGTATTGGTTAGATTCTCAATCGTGCTCTTGGCTTCACTAGCGTCGCTCTGCGCCTTTGTTGCCATAGTCTTCGCCTCCTTTGCCGCTGTATTAGCCTCCTTAGCGTCTGTAGCTACATGGCTCACTTCCTCCGCTGCTTTCTCAGCTTTAGCCGCGACAGTATCGACCTTCTCCGCAGCCGCTGTTGCTGTAGTGGCAACGTCAGCAATCTTCTCTGTAGCCGCGTCAGCCTTCTTCTCAACCGCCGCCGCCTTCTCCTCAACTGCTTGGACCTTGGCCGTGGTCTTGTGGGTGTCTTCTACCGTCTTGCGTGTGGTTGATGCGAGGGCGGTCAGACGCTTGTCAGTTGCTTCCTGCGTGCGCTCCTGGGACGTTGTGCCACTCTTGGCCAGCGTTCCCTCGATTGCGCCAAAGCTGTATCGCGTGGCCTTTGGGTCCACGAGGTTAATCGTGCGACCAACACAGAGCATCATGCGGTCAATGCCATGTGGCTCGCTTGTAACCTGGACACGCTGCAAGTAATCAATCTGTTGGACGGTTGGGTCCGCATAGTGCAAGTCCGTGGCGCTCACCGTGATAGAGTCGGAAAGCTTACCCGCGGCAAGGTCGGCCACTGCTTTGTCCGCGAGTGCCTGTGGCTGGTTCAGGTGGTCGTACTCCATTAGCTTCTCAATGACGCCGTAACGCTCAGCCATTGCAGTATCAACAACCGCGTCGCCGACAATGTCATAGCCACCACCAACGTGGGCGTGTTCATCGTCGATGGTTACGTCCTTCTCGTCTTCGCCCTCGCCGGTCTTTCCTACAGGGACGATGGCCGTGTAGATGTCCTTACCATCCGCGCCGGTGTTTAGATCAAGAAGGTTTTGGCCAAGCTCTACAGACTGAGCGGCTTCACTTGAGCCGTCCGCATTCAACCAGTCAAAGTAGTTATCCTCGTCCACATAGCGAACACGGAAATAGCCGCCGCAGAGCTTCGTGAGCTTCTCGCGCATTTCCTTCAGTGTGGTCGGACGTGTGCCGGTACCGCGTTGCAGTGCGCCGAAGTTAATGCCGGCGTTAATGCCTACCTTGAACTTCTCGCATCGGTTGGATACACGTGAGTTGTGCTGCTCGATGAACCACTCAAACAGCTCGCCAGCCTTGGCGGGGGCGTTAATCTCGCAGTCAATCTCGTCGGTGTCGTATGTCTTATATGGACGGACGGTGGTGTCGTTGAGGTACGCCATAGCGCCCTCGCAAGTAACATCAATAGATCCGTTCATGGACATCGACACTTTGCGGATTCGACCACGGAAGAGAATCTTCTGAGTCTCATATTCCGTGAGCTCAATCTCGCGCTCGGTATTCATAACCGATTCACGGTTGAATGCACGCCAAAGCGGGTGTGTTGGCTGCACGGTAAAAGAAAGAGTCGGAGACTGCTCCGACTCTTCTACAAGCTTACCGGCTGAAATCTGCACGCCTTCCTCACGCGGATCATGAATGACGTTTCCCGCATAAGTCAGCACATACATTTAGGCCACCCTCTCCCACATATAAACGGAACGATATGGTGGCATGTTGTTATGTGGTTGCCCGCCGCCGACTGGGTCAACCTTAAAGCGATAGTTTGTAACATCGCCGCTGGAGTATGCCGTCCATTGGTTACCGCTTCCCCAAGTCTTACCATAAAGCATCGAGGTGTCATGACTGTGACTTGGCATCTCGTTGATGGTTAGCGTGTGAGTGTCTTCACCGCCAGTTGAGCCAGCAGGGAACTTCTGCGACTGAGCAAAGAGGAACACGCCGTTCAGTGGCTGCCATGTGCCACCCAGAAACGTAGATGGGTCTGTTGGCTTTGTGCTCTGGTAGATTGCGCCTACTGGATACATAGCGTCCAGCAGGTCGAAGTTCTTGGCCAGATCCTTAATAGTCTGAACAGTCTCGTCCGTGACGTCAGGCTTCGTTAGTCCCAACCTTGGAGTCTTTGTGCTCATTAAATGTCCTTCCACTCGAAGTCGAGCAAAACTGTTGTGTTGTTGTGCGTCTCCGCGTCATCGACGTACGCATGCTCTCGCCATGTTCCGCGCATATCCTGCCACTTCTTACCGGCAAGGCTGGACCACTTCAGACCCTTGAGCCTGTTCTTTCCAGCGCGGCCGACGTACGCCAGGCTTGTGCCATCAAGCTGCTCCCATGTAAGTCCCGCATAATCGCTCCAGATTGCCGTTCCGTAGTCCGGCGTAGTATTTACTGTTACGCGGTTCTTTCCGTTGTGCAGCTCCAAGTCGCGGTTCATCCACACACCCGGCTGAAGGTCAACGGTTCGTCCGTTGATGTTGACCAGGGCGCGTGTTTGACATGTGATGGCTGGAACCACCGCGTGAGCGGGGCCGTCGATGATGTAGGTCTTACCAAGTTCACCGTCAAGCTCGTAGTGCATGACACCGCGCGACTTGTACGGATCAGCGGTGATTGTTAGCTTGATGGCCGCCGTCTCGTCGTAGAACGTCTGGGAGGTTACCTCGAAGCGTCCTGTGTAGGTGTAACCCTCGTCCCAGGACAACGTGAACTCTAGGCGTCTACCGTGGAGCATGTTACGCAGTGCGGTAAGTGTTGTTTCAACGCTTGCCCAGTCGTGTGTATCAAGCGGTGAAAGCGTAATGGTGATTGTCCGCTTGTCGAATACCGGCGCACCGGTCAACCACTCAGACAAGTCCAGCACACCGTCGCGTCCAGGGATAGACACCGTAGACGTTCTGGTGGCTGGTGGCTTGTCTGTGTAGTTCGTAACTGCCAAACGGTAGGTGGCGCAAAGCGGCACTCCATCAACCACAACTTCGTACGTGTCTGTTAGTTCCGTCATCTGTTTGCCACCACCTTATATTCTCCGAGGTTCGAGTCCACATACGGCGAGACGATTGAACCGACCGTCTGGCCATCCATCACAACGCGCATATTGCGCACATCTTCACGCAGTCCAGCAATCTCGCTAATCAGCTCGTCGTCACTCTTAGAGTTGTTCACTGCGTCGCTGATGTAGCCTGTGAGCGTGCTAATTGGCGCAACCGCTTCAGGTCCTGCTTCTCCACCAATCATGGCTTTGTTCCCGTTCATGCCAAACATGGTCGGGTTCATCAAAACACCACCATTGGCGTACCACTCAATGCCAATGTGTGGGATTGATGGAGGATTAAGCGAGAAACTTCCTGATATAGAGAAGTGAGGAAGCTTAATTTTAGGAAGCTCAAGATGTAGTCCACGGAAGAAACCACTAATGGCATTTAGACCATTAGATACCGTGTTCTTAGCGTCGCCCATGATGTTGCCGATAGTGTCTGCTATACCATGGAACGAGTTACTAACTATGGTTGAGATGCCATTAAATACACTGGAGAAGATGCTCGAGATTCCGTTAACAATCGCAGACAGGGCAGACGAGAGACCGTTAGCAATGCTCGTGACGGTTGTACTCATGCCCTGGAACACTGTCTGTGCACCATTTGCAGCCATCTGCCAGTTGCCTGTGAAGATACCAACAAACACGCCAATGACCGTCTGAATTACGCCGACCGTGGTCTGAATGATGCCGGAAATAGTACCCATAACCACCTGGACGATTGCACCTGCAACCTGGAAAGCTGTACCAAACACCGTCGAGATGATTGTTGCAACTGTTTGTAGGTAAACGCCCAAGTTCTGCAGGTATACATCAATCAATGGCTGGATAGCTGCAGCAAACTGAGAAATGGCGTCTCGTGCCGCTTCAATGTATGGCGATAGAGTCTCAAACGCTCCGCCGACAGCTTCGCCAAATCCGCTGAATGCTTCAACGATAAGACCCGCGCCTGTGCTTAGTCCGTCAAGTGCAGGCTGCAGGATACTCATAACGAAGTCGGCCACCGGCTGCATAGACTGAAGCCAGGCGTCGAATCCTCCGCCAGTAGACAGTCCTGTGATTGCGTCAGCCAGTTGTTTGATTAGATCCGCTGCGCCATTGACAACAGCCGCGAACGCCCCGCCGAGCACATCAACGATTGAGTTAAGCACTGGAACGATGGCGTCAATCGCCGCACCGAAGATTGGACCTAAGGCATTGCCAAGCTCACCAAGCGCGCCCATAAGATTGCCGAGCGCTTCTTGCAATGGTGGAGACACCGCGACCAAGCCAGCAAACGCGGCGATGGCGATTCCAACGGGACCACCCAACGCACTCAATAAGCCGGACAAAGGGCCAAGCAAAGCACTAAGCACTGGGATATTGGCGATAACCGGCGCAAGGCCGCTGAGCGCCATAGCCGAGAAAGCCGCGGCGATAGGAGCCACGAACGTCGGAATGTTTCCAAGCTGTTTGCCCATGGCATCAATAGCCGGCGCCGCTTGCTTGAACGCATCAACCAACATTTGAATAGCCTGTGTGAATATTGGAGCGGTCAGACGCGACAGAGCCGCGCGGACGTTAGCGAACGAGCCAGCCAGTGTGTTACCAGATGACAAAGCCGCTTCGCCTAGACCGATGCGCATGGCTTCTGAGAATGTATGGAAGTCAATCTGACCCTTGGAGACCATGTCGGAGACTTCTTTGGACGTCTTGCCTAGGTATGTTCCAAGGAGCTGCAGAACCGGCACGCCGGAGCTTGTAAGCTGCAGCATGTCGTCGCCCATCAACTTGCCACGCGATGCGACAGAGCTGAAGATGACGCCGATGTCGTTAAACGCTCGACCAGAGGCCGCCGCAACATTCGCGACGGACTTCAGCGTGTTGGTCATATCTTCGCCGGACTTAATGCCAGCTGCAGAAAGTGTTGCCGCGGCCGTTGCTGCATCGCCCAAACCAAACGCCGTGCCGCGTACCGACTGCGTAGCAGAATCCATGATGGATGCAATGTCTTGCGCATCATGACCAAAGCCAGCGAGCTTCTTTCGTGCGTTATCAATATTCAGCGCTCGGTCGATGCCGCCCTGGATGGCCATACCAGCGACCGCAGCAATTCCTGCCTGACCTACACCAATCAGTGAGCTTGTGATTTGCTGGGTGTTGGTGCGTACAGCGTTCCATGCGTTGGTCAGTCCATTTCTCGCGCTTGTCGCGATGCCGCTGAAGATGTTTTGAGCCCGCGACTTAAGCTCGGCAAACGATGACTGCACGCTGCCAGACGCGTCGCCCATGCTGTGATCCATAGAGCGTGATACTTCCTGCGCCTTGTTCTGGATCTGACTAAGCGAAGACTGCGCCTTGTTTACACCATCAATGAAACCGTCGGCATTAACGGTTAATTTCGCGGAGAGTGTATAGTCACTTGCCATATATACCTCCTCTCATGTTTATTTCTGTTGATTCGATAGAGCCTTCTCAAGCGCGGCCATTTTGTCGCGCGCTTCTTTCGCGCTCATGGTCTTTTTGTCCGGCTTGTTTGCTTCAACCCACAGAAGCTCAGGCTCTTCGCTTTTCTTCTTGTAACCGTTGGCGAGCGCGTTGGCTATTGCTTCGTTGAGAAGCATCTGGTCAGACGCGACACGGTCATGCTCAGCCACTTGAAGGAGGGCAATCTGAGCCGTTGTGAGCCTGTCAAACTCGTCTGGCGTCCACCCAAAGCGAACAGCCGCCCACGCCCACAACTTGTCACGCTCATAGCCTGTCAGAGGCTTCTGTGGCGCTTCTTGTGGTTGGGTGGCTTGTTGTGTAGTTGTGGATGGTCTGACCCAGCGCGGGCTCACCAGATCTACTGGAATAAAAAACCGCAGTCCTTCATGAGTGAGTCGCTTACAGCTTCAAGCGTCTGAGCGTAGCCATGCTCCTGTAGGTACTTTCCAGCAAGCTCGATGGCCTGTGTTGGATTAACCCATGCACTCTGGCCACTCTCGCGGATGCCATACGCGAAAAGGGTCTTAGTCTCGCGCAGAGTTGGCTGAGCGGTGAATACGGAAATAATGCTTTTGTTACCAATCGCACTCTCGGCCATCTCCACACGCTTCTCCGCGTAGAGAAGCTCGTATGTAGTACCGTCAACCTCGAAGGTGAAATCTGCCATTTCTTACTCCTTAACTAATAAAAAAGGGGCAGCCGAAGCTACCCCGTGAGTTGTGTTTGTGGACGCTTATCGTCCTGTTGGCTTGGTGATTGCCTTAGCCTTAGCGGCTGCGTCAATATCGAACCACGTCCACTTGCCTGTACCTGTGAGAGATACAGATGCGGTGCGTACATCGTCGGTTGGCGAGTCAGCCTCGTACTTGGTAACGATGACAGCGCCGCCACCGATTGGCGTGAAGTCTGTATTGTCCAAAAACTCCTTGACGCACAGAATAGTGCCGTCGGCTAGTGCCTGGCGGAACAATTTATCGCTCTCAGCGTCCTTGACGGCTACCGTGTCAACGGAAACCTCGAAGGAACGAGTAGATGCGCGATTAACCTTCCACGCACCACGAGAAGACTTCGTGGAGACGCTCGTAGTATCAGCGGAGAGTGATACCTTGTGAGACTTCTCGCCAGCGATTGCGAGAAGCTTAGAACCGTCCGCACTAAATACGCCGAGAAGTACCTCTGCGCCGTTTACAGCGTTCACGCCACCGGCGGAGACGTCACAATATGCACCACTATCGAATGCAGTTGGCTCTGGCATAGTAATGCCCCTTTCTACTTAATAATCAGACCATAAGAAACAACAACCTCGAACGGCACAACCGCGTGCCACTCGCCTGTCTCGTCTCTCTTAATTGTGTTTAGACCGTTATCTGTTTGACGGATAACCTGGAACGGACAAGTCAAACTAATTGGCTGGCTCATGGCTTCTTCTAGAGCCGTTACCATCTTGAATATCTCCTCGCGCGTCTTAGACGGCTTAGAAATTGCATGAAGCTCAATGGTATAGACATCCAGCCACATTGTTTTTGTTTTGTCCGGACGAACTGAAAGTGCGCCGACTGAATAAAGAGGAGAGGGTTCTTTATTCGCGTCGGTCACACATTTAACGCCCGTGCCTTCTTTGACACGTGCCACAACCGCCGCGACAAAGTCGTCAAGCGGGAGTCGCCTTAATGCTTGCCTCATAAGCCCTTACTCCTTAGATACTCACCGCACCGCTTCTTTAGAACAGCACGCGCCGCCTTGATTTCCGTAGCAAAGAAGTGCTGACCTTCCACGAATGGTGCCTTTAGGCGCTTTCCAAGCTTTGGGACATACTGTCCAACGTTTTGACGGTGGCCGTACTCAACATGTGGCGCATATTCGCCTGTATAGCCGACCTCACCCTCGCCACCTTTGACGCTTTGGCGAATGGATCCAATCAATTCGCCCGTGTCACGTGGTGTGGTTGCACGTAGGTCTTCGGCTATCTCATTCACGGTGCGCTTCATAACAACTTCAGGCTTAATATTCGCGAGCTCTTTCAGTGCGTCGCCAAGTCCGCCATCGTCAAACTGCAGGCGAACACTAGGCATATACATCACCCTTTAGCTTCTTTAGTGACAGAATACGGCGGCGTCCGAAATCTCTAACTTGAATAATTTCGTAAACGTCACCTGCGCCAATCACGGGGAAGCGTACAAGAGACGCGCGGAGGGCTAGCTCAGCGGGAACTGTCGTGATAAGCGTTAAGTCGCACGCCGCATAATCGTTGCCTTCGTTTTGCGTCTCAACAAGTGATGCGGGGCATACCCTCGCCCGGGTGGTTGTAAGCACCCGGCGCGAAAGTACGCGATTTCCTAGCTTGTCGCGCGTGTCGGTGTCCGCGAGCTCAATCAACTCGCATATCCGCCACTTCATACGAACCTCACCTTTGGAAACTGCAGAGCGGCGGTAGTGTCCGCTCGAGCAATCTCGGCCAAGGCAGAAAGTTCCGCGGCGTACTCTGCGAGAAGGTCGTCCACAAACTGAAGGGACAAGGTTCCGCCCTGCCCCTCCGCCTCCTGTGTGATGCCTTCATCGAATCGGCGGTTCACCGCTTTGACGGTCGCATCGACCACAAGGGACTCTGCTGTGGTAGGTAGCGTGGATACACCAACGCGCAAACAGATGCGGTCTGTGAGCGTATGCGTGACCTCTTCCAGCCACTTATCGCTCGGCTTATCTTCGACCGCTTCGAGTCGCGTCTTGACACGATCTAATACGCTCATACGCTCACCTCCTTACTTGTGGATTAGACAGCCTTAATCTCAGCCTTAACAACGCCGTCGGTAATCTCTGGGAAAATCTTGACACCAGACATAACCAAGGTATCGCAGGTTGCGGTCTTGGTGTCGGTGCTGTGGGTGATACCAACGAAGCCAGTAGCGTCGGATGTCAGACCGAAGGTGGAAGCAAGGTCGGAACCGTTTGCTGGGATATATGCCAGGTTAAGGTTCATAGCTGCAGTACCAAAGAGAGAGCCGGCCTTAACCTTGGAAGAGGTGATTGCAGTACCGAGACCAAGGAAGTCCTTGAGATAAGTAATGCCCGCAGCATTCTGGGTAGTTACGGTTGCGGTGCCGAGGTAATCAGCCACGTCAAGAGGATTGACGAAGAAGACGAATGGGTTAGCTGCATCGGTGTCAAATCCATCGTAGCCCTCGAACTTAGCGGTCAGCGTTGCCCAGAGGTTGGCCATAGTTGCCTGGAGGGTCTTGCCATTCTTTGCTGCAGCTGTAGTGGTGGATACACTTGCAATCAGATCGCTACGAATGCCGTTCTGAATGGTGCCGATAAGCTGAGCGTCAGCTTCATTGATTGCACGGTCGCGGCCACGAAGCTGGATAGCCTCGGCGGAGGTTACGCGGCGATACTTGTTAAGAGGAAGCTCGATGGTCTGATCAAGCTGGCGCTTGATGTTGGATGCTGGGATTGGCTCACCCTCAGCCACGACGCCACTCTTGACGTCCTTCACGAACTTGTAAGTCTTGATGGTGCCGCCCTGAGCGACAGGGATAAGGTTGGTAATACCGAGAGCCTTCTGAAGCTCCTTGATGCCCTGAGTGAATCGGTTGACGTAATCAATAGAAATCTCAGGAGCGATGTCGGTCTTTACGGTGAGTCCAGTTTCTGCTGGCATAATGTGCCACCTTTCTTAGTATTAAACAAATAATCCAATGTTGTCGCGGATGGCTGCTTGGCGAGTGATTGGGTCCTTGATGGCTAAGATCTCTTCTTTGGTCATCGTCTTAGTGGCCACACCCGCTGCAGGAGCTTTGCCCGCGAGTTGTTTCTTCACGGCATCTTCTACGGCCGCCGTGAAAGCCGTTGAGAAAGCGTCAACGGACGCCTTTGTTTCCTCTGCAGTCTCACCCACTAAACGCGTGAGAATGTCATCGCTAACCGCGATACCTTGCTCAGAGAGTTGACGACGAGACTCAGCCACCATCGCGTTTACTGTGTCGCGACGCTTGTATTCGTCAAGCTCCTTCTGAACCTTGTCACGTTCGTACTCTGCTTTTTGCTGAGCGTTCATCTCGGCCAGCTTTGCAGCTTCCTCAACCTTTGCGGCTTGCTGCTTTTCCCACTTCGCGAGACGCTTAGAGACAATCTCGTCAACATCAGCGTCCGTGTACTTTGGCTGCTGCTTGTTGTCGTCCTGCTTTGGCTCTGTCTGTGTGGTGGTAGTGGCCGCGTCCTTGTTAGCGCCTTCGCCATCCGCTACAGGAGCTTGAGCTTGTTGTGTTGGCTCCGTGGTCTCTGTGGTTGTTGCTGCGTTTGTTTCTGCACCCATTGTTTTTTTCTCCTAATCCCCGGCGCTCCCAGGCGCGTCGGCGTGCCTTTTCTCCTTAGCTTTTAGCGACATCAAAGCTTGGTCGATGCATTAAAAAAGCGACCGTCTAGTCGCTTTCAATACACAGTTCAACAATTTTTTCTAGTACCTCGTCTGTGGGACATCCTCGGCAACGCATGAGCTCGCGCTCCCCTGCGTCCACAACGCACACCGTCGGAAGGTGAGTGATGCTCTTCGCGTCCCTGGACCTCGGTGAGCAGTCAACGTCAATAATCTCGTACTCAATATCCTCTTCAGATAAAGCCGGCACTATCCTCTTGATAGTCCCGCGGCAGATGCTGCACCACTCGGCCATGTAGATCACTACTCGCGCCATATTCTCACCTCCTAAAATTAAAAAACCTTATTGACTGATATCTAAAAAATAGGGTATATTACAGATAAAGCGAGGTACGCCCATCCAGCCAATTGGAAGGACACGGCCTCGCATTCTTTATCTCGACAAGAATATCGACTTACTTCCATCGCGATAGATATATATGACTTCAACTGCATATTTCTTCATACGAAACTTGATATCGTCAATAATATCCTGCTCGTCTTTCGTTGCATTATATGATGTAATCACCATGCGAGACTCTGACGGATTTATTCCGAGTTTTTTCCATTTGTGATATCCGTCGCGCATTCTGTCTTCAACGGCATGCTTTCCATCTCCGACATTCTTCATCTCCCACTTTTGTCTTTTTGGACCAAGCTCAAGATCTATATTCGCCGGGGCATCTGGATCTTCTCCAGAAACAACAACTTTATAGCCAAACCGCACCAAATCATCAACAGTTTTTACTTCATGCGGTTCGAGGTTATCTCTAGGCTTTTCATAAGTAACACTTCCTTCACCTGGCTTTGGATTAAGTGGGTTACCTGAGAGCTCGCCAATCTTACGATTGCTTGCTTTCTTCGCTCCAACGCCTTCCCAATTCTCGCGAGCATCTTCTGTAGCTTTCTGTCTCGCCAGTTCCTCCTGCTTCTGTTGCCAGGCGTCCCAATCGTCCACAGCCGGCGCAATCTGGCATCTACAGTATGGATGGAGCGGCGGGAAGTTCACGCCCACTTGCATATCCTCAAAGCGAAACGTCTTACCCTCAACACCGTGGCACTGCTCACAAGCTTTGCCGTCGTGTACTGCTTGCATGGTATAAGAATCAAAGCCTTCACGCTTCAACTCCTCAACCTGCGCCATGCGTGAGACGTAAGTACCTTCGGTGTAAACCAAGCGCATGAGTGACGACTGCGGAACATCCACAAAGCGCTTCTCTAGAGCCTTCGCGATTCGCTGGTACGAATCACCACGCGCGAGAGCCTTTGACATGTCCTGCGCAACATATGACGCGAGGGTCTCCGTGTTGTCCCAGATGCGCTGGGAGTATGAAGTGTTTCCCGTCCACACTGTATCGACAAAACGACGCACCGCGTCAGAGTCCATACTGTAGAACGCTCGACCAAATCCCATCGCTTCAGCCGCTGTGTTTGCACCGCGCAGAGACTGGCGCATGATGTGGTTGTCTATGCGCTGAGCAACGTCTCCTGTGGCTTGGTAGAGGTGCAGGCGTGCGGACGCTTGCAAGCCTTCGAGCCTGTTCAGTCGATAGATACTCTTACGCACATCCACAATAGACTGCATATCCGGGTGCTGGCGCAAAAACTCATCACAGTCACGGATAAGAAGCTCGCGGTCTTTAGGGTCCATCGTCTCCATGAGACGGCGATACTCCAGAACACCATTCTCGCCATAGCGTTGATAGTACTCCGCAATCTCGCGATTCAAGCGACGAAGCTCGCTCTCGTAGGCGTTATGGACGCGTATCGACAGAGCGCGTTCGTCTTTCTCCATCGCTGCGTCAGCGAGTGTTTGGCGGCTGTGCCAATACGAGTCCATGTTGCTCCTTACTTAACAACTTCCGGCATAGCATCGCCCAGAAGAATCGAGCGTGCTTTGTCATGATCTACTCCAATAGACGCACTAATGACGCTTATCGCCTGAGCTTCTGACAGGCTCCCCGCGGCGTACTGCGCAATAACAGAGAGAAGTGATTGTGTCTGCGCTCCGTTAAGCGACTTCAGACCTCCGTCACTTGCTCCACCGTCAGTACGGTCTGGGACCATCTGCGCAGCCTGCTCGGCGCGTTCGTCAGCCATGCGCTGCATTTCAGCCTGTGGCGAATCAACGCACGAGAGCACTGAAAGCTGCGTCTCCTCGGATGTAATGCCGGAGAGGTTGCCAGCAATCTGAGACTCTTCGAGCAAATTCGATGGTAGGTTACGTGTGAAGGTAGCGCGGACAGTGGTCCATGCCTTAGCGTCTAGGCGTGTGTTTCCTGCGTAGTTACACAGGAGCTTCCAGCGCCTTGATAGTGAACGACGGAACTTCCGCTGCTTTACTACGGCAATATCGCTCATAGCCTGCAGACGATACTTGATAGCAATGCCGGAGCTGGTATCGAACTTCTCGCTTGAGAGGTCTGACACCATCGACAGAACGAAGATAAGACGCTCAACGCGATCAATGAAATTCTCCTGCGTGCCGTCTGCGTCAGGCTTAGACAGAAACTCAACGATGACGTTTGCCGCGTCCCTGGAGTCCAGGTTGATGATGCGCGAGTCTCTCAGATTCTGCAGTGTCTTCTCGTCCAGACGTGCGCCGAGAATCTTTAGGTATGCGTCAGCGTAGTACTCGACATCGTTAGCCTTCTCGGAGATGGCCTTGTTGTACGCGTTAATAAGTGACATGACGCCCTCAAACAGTCCCAGGCGCTCCTCATTGTCCACATACTCAACCACAGGCACATCGTCAAAGCCGTGAATGACAGGCTCACCGAAGATGACCTTCGAGCCGTCCATAACAAACGGCGTCTCGAACATAGGGTCATAGAGTGTTCCGCGAAGCGTGTCCTTCTTGTCGTCGAAAAGGTTATCGTCCAGCCAGAATCTGACTGCGTAGATGATGTCGCTCTTTACCGTATCATCACAAACAACGAAGCAGTTCAGTGGTGTCACTGAGCAAGAACACGCGAAGGCTTCCTCGTCGCGCCACATCAGCTCATAACCAACACCGTAGATGTCAGCCAGCTTGGAAAGCTCAGCGTCTAGGTCATCGGAGTCATTGACCGCGCCCCATACGTCCAGATACTCCGCAAATGCTTCATTGTCTGCCGTAATACGGATAGGAATACCGAGAAAATAGCCGACCATTGAGTCCACGATCTGCTTGGCGAAGTTGGCCACGAGCCTATTGTCCGGCTTGTATTCCGCCTTTTTCTCTTGGTGCAGAATGTCGTGGTCGCCTTCGTATGCCTTGCGCAGATTAGATAAGCGGTTAACCTGCTTCGAGCGGTAGTCCGTAATGAGCTTTCCGAGAAGCTCCGCGGTCATCTGTGTGTCCTTTGGTAGGCGGTAGCCGCCCCTTTGCTCAAACGTGGAAGCGTTTGCTCCCTTAACGTCAGCATCCACTAAATGCCTCCTCTAAATAGTCGAATGGTCGGCGCGTTATCGTGCAATCGAATAGCGCATGAGAGAGAGTCAGGCGCATCATCGTGCTCCGCTCCCTCGGTGAAGTCCATGACTTCGTTCCAATAATCAACGCTGGCTTCGCGGACACTCTCAAGCCTGGACAGCTTGGACCAAGTACCACGGCCATACGTCGCAATCTTGATGAACTTATTTGCGGTCTCTGAATATGTGTGGACGGGCAACCCGTATCCGTCGAGCTTGTCGGCCACGTAGCCTTTATCCGCGTTTTTCTCCATGTACACCGTGCCAAGTCTTAGCTCGCGGTGTAGCTCCAAGATGCGCGCCATGCATCTATCAACGTGCGTCTCGCGATACAGTTCACCGTGGACGTATGCTTCGTCGCCCACCCATTTGATACACGTGATGGCCGTACCGTCAGAACCGCCGTAGGCCGCATCCACATGCATGATGCCGTCGTAGAGAAGGCTTTCGTCTTTGAAGGTCTTACAATCACCCTCGAAGACCACGCCTTCCTCTGCCACGTGGCGGAGCTCGTAGTTGGCCGCAAAGAGTGAGTGCGTCATCGACGCCTTCAGTTGTGTGGCAGCGTCTACACTCACGAGCCCTGTGGTATCCCATGGCCACTTCTCAGCGGGCGGCATGATGGTGAACGCGTCGTCTTTGTGCCAGGGTGTTCCCGTGTTGATGATGCGTCCGCCGCGGTTCTTGACGTTCTGAAGCTCGCGGTAGATCTGCTTCGTGCGCTCACGTTCGGCACGGCTCACACGGTCACGCAATGTGACGATGTCGTCTGTGAAGATGATGTCCCAGTGCTTACCGGTAAGCGAGCCGCCAATGCCGATGCCCGTCAGTTGCGGTGAGCCGGAGACGTTACACGCCAGGCTTGTCGAGATTGCCGTAGAGCTTGCCGTGGTCAGCTTTAATGGTTGGCCGTAGATGCTCTGCGCAATCTCCTGGGTGAGCGGATGCTCGACCATGCGTTTGACCGCCGCGAGTACCTCCGCAACGTCATTCTCGCCTTTACGCTGGAATCCAACCGTCAAGTCCGGACGGGTGAGCAGTATCAACCACAGAGCCACTTCGACGCATGTCGTCTTGTATGAACCGCGATGCGACTGAAGTGTCATGTCGCTCGCGCCAAACACCATCTCATGGATCCATCTGTCGTGGAGTCCCTCGCACAGAAGGTCATAACCTAGCTCGTGCGCCAGGCGCACCGGGTGCTTGACTATAAGCGTCGCGAGTGCTCTATTTGTCTCCATCGCTCTCTACCTCGTCGAGCAAGCTCTTAAACGCGGCGCTGGCTTCCTTAGCATTAGCGGATACTTCCATCTGCTGCACGGGCTTCTGTCCGGAAGAATCGCGCACAAATTCAGCCGCGCGCACGTCTCCTTCTAGTGCCTGGGCGAGCATGGCAAGTGCCATGGCTTCGCTGGCGGTCACGTTCTTACCCGTAAGCCCTGAGATAGTGGACGCCTGTGACAGCTTGCCTGGCTTCATCGGCATGGCGAGAAGATCTAGAAGGGTCTCGCGAATCTCACGCCTGCGCTTCTGAACCGCATAAGACTTCTCGCCACCTTTGCGACCCATCGCGCGCAGCTCCTCTTTGGTGCGCTTGCTGTTAGGCTTTAGGTTCTTCGCCGCGTTCGGATTGTTCAGCTTTGCCATTCGTGAATACAACTTCCTCTTTATGCATAAAAATGAATTTTTAGCTAACAAAAAAGCGCCCTCATTCCTGAGAGCGCTCGAGTCGCTTTGTTAACTTTCGTACATTCCTACGGTATCAAGATAGCACGTTTTAATATGAATATAACTGTAATATTATGCACGATTTATGAATATTCTTCTTGCTTTATACACAGCTTAGCAATACCCACCGCATCTGTAAACTCCAAAGAACGTTCGCGCAGCTTGAACGCTTGACGCATGGAAACGTGCGCCCTCTTGGCCGTCTCCGCCCACGTATATCCCTCAACGAAGTACAACTGCATCACGAGGGCCGCGTCTTGGCCAAGTGCTTCGCCGATTGTATTGCATGCGGCGTAACCGTCAAGAATGACGCTCTCCAATTCGTCTAATAAACCCTCTAGAAACGCCTGTGCGCTAATCTCCGCTATGCTTACGCGTGCCGTCGGGTCAGAAGTCGAATTCTTAGACCCAGAACCGCCTGAAGCCTTTAGAGGCTCTCTGACGGCGTTCAGCCTGTTGCGCGCACTTTCAATGTCTTTCGCGGCCTGGCGAATACTACCCCACCATTCCTCACCCGTCACGCCTATCACCTCGCCTTTTCTTGCAATTCTTCGACGCAAAACCAAATGCCTTGTGGGTCTCTGTAGCCTTTCGCAATGTGCTCGTCCACGATGAAACGGTCGTCTTCAATTATCCCACACCTGGTCAGACAGTCCTCAAACGTCTTCAGCATGTTCGACATATCCGGCTTCTCCGTCATCGGGGTACCATCGGGGTGTAGAACACTTGTTCCAAAACACCATCGTACGCTTAAACGCAGTGGCCCTTTTGCCAACTTGACGAAATCACGCTGCGCACACACCGTCCGCATCAACCACGTACAGATCTCGTCTTCTGCGTCTTTGAGCCTGTCCGACTTTCGGATGGCGGCGTGCGCTCCCCTACCACCGCCCACGATGTACGCCACAAGGGCGTTATGCGTCACGCTAGGCGGCTTCATGGGCAAGAATGCCGACACACGCCTTTTCGCGCTTTCTGCGGGCTCTGCGTGGCTCTGACGGCCGCCCGCTCCTCTTCTTGTGTCAACCACATCAATCAATCTCCTCAATGTGAATCGTGAATCTTGAAAAATGGAACCGCGCCAATTACGCGGGCGCGCGCAGAAATGTTCAAGAGCTTGCGGCAAACGCACCCTAGCACTAGCCTCAGCGTACAAGGGGCGTTTGGCGCGCGCCCCTGGCGCCCCACCCCCTCGGGGGCGAGGGCGTCCGGCCGGGCGGCGCCGCGGCGGG